TTGTAGTTTCACCTTTATCGTTTTTATATAAAACTAATTCAATACCAACTTCTATATACTGCCCATCTTTTAATTCTAAAAGCGGTATTTTACCTTTAAATTTATCTATAAAAGCGCTATGTTTATCGTTAACATCTTCTACTAATCGATACATTTTGTTTTCAAAAATCATTACTCCTTGAGGTGATTTAGCATATTTACCGTTCATATAATGCCAACGAACATAATTTGCATCTACTGGTATTCTTTTAAATATTTGAGGTTTAAGAATAGCTAGCTTTTCAACTTGATCAGGTGTTAAAGGTTTTGAAAAATCTTCTATTGGTAGTATGTCACTTTCTTTTAAATAATCATTTATTTCTTTTTTATTATTAATTATAATATCTTTTATTTTATCATCATAAACGTTTCCTTCACTATCTTTTGTTGTGTTAGGATTTGAAAAATTAACATCATCTTTAGTATAATTAACAGTTTGACTAACAGCTTGCGATAAACCTAATTTTGTTTCAAAACCAAAAGTTACACCAAGAATATCAACGTATAAATCACCTTTAACACCCTTTCCAGTTAATATTTCAGTTGCTCTAGGAAAATATTTTTTAAATATCCGCACGACCTCATTTTGATAAGCCATACCAGCATTTAAATTTATATTTTTCTTCTTAGCTGCTATTATTTTTTCTAATAAATAATTAAAAATTTTATCATCTACGGGCCTTGAGTATCTTCTATCTATAGTAATAGCATAAGCTAATTGAGCTATTATATCTTGATCAGCTTGTGATATTTTTTTTCCTTCTTGTATTATTTTATTTAAATCTGTT